GTATTTGCAGTTCCAGTAAATTTACCATCTTCGTCAATAACAACAACGTGTAACTCATCGTTTACACCATTATTATTTGTTGCATAGTCAGATGTTCCTGGTGCAATACCAAATTGATCTGCATATTCCCACTTACGTAGAATTGCTGTACCACCAACAATACCTGCAGCACCAACTGCTGTAGCAACATTAACTGAAGTTGCACCCACAGCTAATACACGAACATATGATACTCCTGCATCATAAGAAATTAAATCTCCAGGAACAAGACCTGTTGTTGGTGTACCAAGAACGTTAATTGTTGTTGCGCCAGCTGATGTAGCATTACATGTTACGGAATTTAAAGATGTTAAGTTTGATGAAAATGCCGTTGTAGATGGACACATAGAAACTTTTAGAGAATTACCTCTAGTTCCAGGCCATTTTGCTGCCATTGGACCACTAGCAGCAGTTGCTGTATAGTGATTTAATTCGTAGTCGCTGTTGTTTTCAATTAAAACACCAGTACCATTGGCTGTTGCGTTTAATGAAGAAGTTGTGTTTGCCGCACGGACAACACGTAGTGAGTTAGAGTAAGCTAAAAAGTTTGCTGCGGAGAACCAGTATTCATAGTTGCTAGACGTTGGAGGACCAAAACGGTCAGCAAGACGAGTTTCATCAGATATAGTAATCACTTCATTGACTGGCCCCCACGAAAATTCACCAGCAAAAGCACCAACAGATGTGCTAGTTGCTGGAATAACAGTAGTCAAATCAACTTCTGATACACTTACTCCTGCTGAAAGTTGAACGGACTGTGGATTTCGAAATGCCATTGGATTTCTCCTTTAGTTGAGGGATCAAATTTTTTCTTATAGTCTATTTAGTTTTTTATAAACTTGACGACGGATAACCCAGTTTATTGAAGTCTGTGTATGCCCAAGTGTCTTTTCCGTCATCATATGTTTCTGGTTGTAACCCATTGTCTATAATTCCTACGGGTGCCAAATCCTCATCCACAAGCATATTATTTTCCTGCAACATCATTTTTCGTATATCAAGGTTTGTACTTTCACGGAAATAGGACTGAGCCGCCAACCATGAAAACAACACCAAACCCATAACCATATCGTCATTATTACCTTCTTCTGCTCTATAGGAATCTAGATAACGGGAGAAGGTGTTCAATTCTGCGATTGTTTCAAAGTCATTAATAATTAACTTATCATTCTCAACCAGAGTCTTTAAGTTTGCACAGCCAATCTTTTTGACAGACTTGGTTGTTCGGACACCAAAGGATGCGGAACGTTTGAATCCACCAGAAATACTTTGACCCTTAATATTATGGTGTTCTACCTTGTAGATATTCTCATATTCCAGATCATAGTGCATAATATCCACAACTTGTTTACCAATACTATTGGTTTCTATGAGTACAAAAGCCTCATTATATTTTTTCGCCAATGAGTATATGATAGTTGGTAAAAAGAGTAATGGTATTTTGTTGCTGCGATATCTTGCGACTTGTACATAGGGTGCTTCCGTTACGTCAATCACATTGATGGTTGAATAGTCTTGTTCAACCCCCTCAGATGGATCAACTGTGGCAATATAACTTCTTCCTTCTTTTGGTCTTACAAAAATATCCAATCCATCTTCTGTTTCAATCGGATTAGAATATGCTAATGTTTTAAGTTTAGAACCAGAGATTAGAGTTGCAGATGAACCAATAAACTCTGTTTCAAATTCTTGTCGGAATTGTTCTTCCGATGTGTTTCGTATTGTTTCGTCTTTCCATTTTGCTTCACGTCCTGGAACTTGTGACCAATGAACTTCAATCGGTTTATATAATGAACGTTCTTCAATCGCATCTTTCCACATCTTGTAGAATAGATTTAAACCGTTTGGAGTTGAAACAATAATTACTTTAGATGTTTTACCAGATGAGATAACAGGATAGGTTGACGTAAAGAACTCAACTGCCATATTATGAGGAACGAATGCAAACTCATCGAGGAAAATTAAGTTATATGTACCACCTCGAACACCTGCTGCTGATGTTGCATATGCATAAATCTTGGATCCGTTCTCTAGTTCTATTGAACGTTTGTTCCAATTAATAATACCTTGTTGTAACCAGATTGGAAGATACTCATAGGCTTTCTGTATTTTTCCTAAAATATCTTGAGCGAGTTGAAGTTTGTTTGCAAGAATACCTGTTACAAATTCTTCATTGAATAATGCACACCACAACATGTAACCAACTGTAGTTGTTGTCTTACCAACCTGTCGTGGCATCTTTGCAATACAGAAACGATTCTCATGGAAGTCTTTTACCATTTCTTCCTGAAAATTCCACATGTCAAATGGTACTAGACCATGATCTACGTTGACAATCTTAACGTATGTTCTGATAAAATAAACTGGGTCTTGGGAACATTTAATAATTTCCTCAACCTGTTCTTCTGTATATGATAATTCCACTCCCGCTTTTTTTAAGCGGGAATTACCTAAGTAACCGTCATCCATTATTTAAGTAAACTACTTATCATCCATGCATGTTTTTGGTGTTGATCTAAAAGGTCTTGCAAGAAATTACCGATTGCTGGTTCGTTTGCTTCATCAGCAGCTTGAATACCAGAACGTAGGTTTGTAATCATTCTGTCGTTATCAATCTTTAACTCCATGAACATCATACGTGCATCTGGAATAGTAAGTGCATCACTACTTACGTCAGAGTATTCTAACAATCTACCTAATGAAGGAGGTGCATACACTCCTAACATACGAAGTTTCTCTGCAATCAAATCTGTATTTAACCAGATTGCATTGTAAAGAACACCTAAAAATGCGTGATAATCATTGAAGTTAGAACCTTCAACGTTCCAGTGGAATGAGTGTGCTTTAAAATATAGGCTAAAGTTTGTACCTAGAATCACACGCAATTGTTGAATTAATGTTTCCATGTTTATTCCTGTTTATTTTTTAAAAATTTAACTAATTCGGTAGTAGAACCAACAAAGACTGCTTTGTCTACATTTATATTTTTGTTCTTTGTAGATTCACCCGTCAAATCTTGTTTGCGTTTTTGAATCTCCATTAAGTCTTTATTCAAGTCTGAGAGATTCTTAATTAACGTTGCGGCAACTTCATATGCACGAGGTGCTTGAGAGTCTTTTGCAACCGTTAAAAGATTATTCAATGCGGTGTTACCATTATTAATTAATTCTTTAATATTGGTACGAGCAAAATCTGCATCATCTGTGGCAACAGAGTTATTTATAGGTACTAATTCTTGTGTTGTTTCTTCTGGAACTATTGTTTCCAGATCAAACACTTCGGATAGTTTTTCGTTGGTCTTGTTCATCATGCATTTGGATACTCAGTTATTGTTTCTGCAAAACCATATTCATCATCTGGCATTGCGTTGGAAGGATCTGGTAATGTCATTACATTTGCATACTTCAAATTTGCGGAAGTGGTATCACGTATATTTGTATTAGCTGAATGAATAATTTTAGAACCACCTTTAACTGGTGGGAACAAATAACCTTTTAATGTAAACTCTAGGTTCCAGATAATCAAACGAGTAGTAGAGAAGTCACCTTCATAATCTACCTCATTTGATACCGAGTTTAATATGATTGGGATATCATATTTTAACCCAATTTGTGGTACTAAAGTTGCGGTTACTGTAAAGTCTGGAGTAAAGAATGGAACAATCTGTTCAATAATTTGTGTACCATCTTCTGTATTTCTTACATAGACTGATGCAGAAAAACTAAAGTCATAAGGAACTGGAACATATTGTTTATATGCAGTAGTGCCTGTTTGTGCCGCACCGTTAGTCATTGTTGACACCATCTTACGAGATGAGTCATAAGTCATTCCGGTCATCTCAAAAGATATACGAGGAACAACAATATTTACTGAACGAATTAAATCTGGATCAGTTGTTATTCTTGTGTAATATTTTTCTTTAGCACCATAAGATAATGGTACTTTAAATTTTTCCTTTGCAGTAACACCATCTAGAGTATAACGAACTACCTCTATATCGTTAAGTACAGTACCCATCGCAATAACCATCTTGCGAATTGTTCTATTATAAAAATGATCGTTACCTAACATTATGGCTCACCAAAAGGATTTGTTTCTGTAAAGTCAATGAAGTCAAATCCTTCATTTTCAATTCTGTTATTATCAACCGTATCTTGTAAGTCGATGTTATCAAATGTTATCATTGAATCTGCATTTCCAATTGTTGTAAACCTTGCATTGCTAGTATTACCTATCAATAAAGTATTAGCACTAAATGTACCATTTACTCTAACCACATCAATATAATTATTACCAACTATATTAACTGTATGAACGATTGCTTGTGCGTTAGCGTTTGCAAGATTGGAACCTTGATATACTATTTCACCAATAGTATATCTTCTTTCTCCAGCTTCTGAAAATGAAAGTCTTGTACGGCGATAACTATTAAATATTTGTTCATCAATTTCTGTAATTC